GCAACAATATTGCCAGCAGTGGTGTATTCGGTCAGGTCGATTTCAGAAACCGCATCTTGACTCTTCCATGTGCCAACTTGGAGGCTAACGTAGCCGTCACCAGCAGAGTCGGCTGCCCGTTGCCCCAGACCGGCTTTGTATTTGCCACTGTTGATATCGAAGATCTGAAAGACACCGACACCAAACTCGTTTGCCCCTGCGCCGCCTCCCATAGATCCCATATACCACACGGCGTCACCGAACGTGTAGGCAGTCACAGACGATCCGTCGCCGTAGAACCATTGTTGATCATAGTTGGAACCAGTGTCGTTGTTGAGGTTCACCCCGATCCAGCCGTACACATACGCTGTGTCAGTACGGGAATAACTGACAATCACCAAATCCATGTATTGCGACCAGTCCCCGACCTGACCGTCATCCGTTGAAGTAAACGTGACCGTGGCCGTGTCCGACCCGAGCGTCGTCGTGGCAATAGCGACCCATGCCTCACCGTCCGTGATAGCACCCGTGGAGGCGTCGATATATGCGGGAAGAGCCATTAGGCAGCGACCTCGTATCGGATAATCACAATGCCCGCACCGCCGAAGCCGCCGAAGCCGTCGTTGCCGCTACCACCGCCACCGCCACCCGTGTTCGGAACACCGCCACCACCAGTACCACCATTCGTATTATTCCCAGCACCGCCACCACCAGTACCACCAGTACCAGCAGCAGCACCATGACCACCGCCGCCGCCGCCTCCTGCGTAGTTCGGGGTGGTTGCCGTAATACCGTAACCTGTGGCACCGTTCCCGCCGTTTCCACCTACATAGGTGGTTGTGCCATTCGAACCCGCCGCGCCGAAACCGCCACCGCCACCGCCGCCGTAGGACCCGTTCCCAGAATCACCGCCGTCGTAACCTTGTCGCGGGGGGCCAGCAGTGCCAGTCCCTCCCTGATTAGATGTCCCGTTTTGATTGCCACCCCCACCAGAGCCGCCTGCCTTTCCATCATCGTTTGGGGCAGAACCACTACAACCGCCGCCGCCACCGCCAGTAGCCGTCTCCGACAAGGCGGAACTGTCAACCCCATCCCCGTCGTGGTCGTTGATGGCAGTTCTTGCTGCTGTGCCGCCTGTGCCGACAGTGACCGTATAAGTGCCCGCGCTCACGGCTACACCCGTGCCTGTCAAAACGCCGCCAGCACCACCACCGCCACCAATATGCCGTCCTGCGCTGCCGCCGCCTGCGACGTTCAGCCAGTCCACATCAGCCGCACCAGAAGCCACCACAAACTTGCCTGAACCACGGAACGCATGGACACGATACGTCGTCCCCGAATCAACGTACTGGGTGATGATCCCGCCCGTAGCGACAAGCGGACCAGCGCCGAACAGTCCACCATTCGTCCAAGTGGACACAGCCGTCGAAGGCCACGCCTTCGGCGCGTCATGCCGCCCGCGCCAGTTGGATACGGCGGTAGACGGGTTGGTGCGGTCCTGGCGAAACATCTGCTAGGCAGTAATACGGTTGACGTACCCGTTGATGACCACCACGTTTGCCGCAGCGGCGAACGCCTTGACTACCAGGCCGTTCTGTAACAGGATCCCTGGGCACACCAGCACCCAGCCTGCCTCGGCTCCAATCGTCACCTCGACGAGATCGTCAGGTGCCGTAGTGCCACCGAACTCCAAGGTCAGTTTCCTGTCCGACCCGTCAGTGTTGCAGGCGTACAGCCACACCTCGTCCATGTCGGAAGTGCCCGACACGGCGGTATGAATGGTTGTTCCTGCCGTTGCTGTAGCAACAACCTTGACGTTCTTGCCGTTGGTGCCGCCCGAAAGCAGTTGTTTTGAGTATGTTGCCATGTTCTTTCCTTAGTTGAATACAGAATGTCCGATGACGCCGTTGGCGTCATCTGCGGTAGCAAGCGTGCCGCTTACGTTCGGCAACCAAATGGTCCGATCCGCCGTCGGGTCAGTTGCCTTCAGAAATGTTTCGTAAGCGTCAGCCGTGGCCCCTTCCCACACGACGTAATAGTTGTTTGGAACGAAGACGCCCTGGTTTGCGGTAACCAACTCGCTGACGCTTAGCGTCCCTGATACTGTTGTTGCGTTCCCCGACGCTGACAAGGTGGGAGTTCCCGTAGCCCAGGACACGACCTCGGTGAAGTTCGTGTTCATGTCGGCAGCCACAATGGTGGTACCAGCGGAGAAAGTGTTCGATACGGCCAGATCAGCCATTTAGCGCAATCTCCTTGAATTATATGTGAACGCCATTGCGTTCACCTCCCAGTGGTGATCTGTAGACGGTCCATTTACCTTCAATGAAATGGCTTGTGCTGTCCCAATCGTGGGTAGGCGCACAACATCAGCAACCAATTCAACTGCGGCAGCGTCCCAAGCGGCATACGTGGGGGAGCTGGAATCAGAATTGTCCCATTCCGCTGTGTCCCACAGCGACGAAGAAACCTTGCCTGTCACATCCACGTCGAAAGAGCCTGTAGCACCCGACTTGTCGTAGTTCTTATATACCTGAACAGGCATTTTGATCGTATTCTTCGCCAGGGTGATGAATCGTGGCTTGCCCCATCTTTTCTTCGTGATCGGGTCACCCCCATGTAGCCATGGGGTGACGAAATGCGAATCAATGTGAACGGCCGTAGACCCCGTATAGGTGTCGGTGGTGCGGTTCTGTTCGTCTTGAACATCGACCACGCAGCCCGTGTTGTCAACGCATCCAGCGTACACGGCGGCTCTTTCGTTGGGTGACCTGTAAGCGTGCAGTGGGCCAGCGTCAATGTTGGTTGACACCCATGCGCCGCTCTCCCCGATAGTCGGGTCGTAGATCAGCGTGCGTCGTGTCGTGGAGCCGCCCTCTGTCCAGTCGAGGCTGACGTACAGTTTGTTGTCACCCCAGGCGAGTTGCGGGGGATTTGAGAATGTGATGCGCCCATCGTCTATGGCGGGCTGCAACTTTGAGAACAGGTACACGAACTGTTCGCCGTTGTACAGGTATACGCCTTCGTGAGCGGACCAGAAGAACACCCCGTTCGGGGTGACTGCGGGGGTGCTCAGCGGGACCATGCCAACCGATGCCGATTGGAGTTGCACCTGGAACGAATCGGAATCGTACCCGAAGATCGCATACGTCGAATTCGACTTGAATACAAGCAGACGGTCGCCGTATGGAGCCAAACCTGTTATGTAGTCGCCGTGTTCTCCCTTGTCTATGTCCACGTAATCGGCGTCTATGCTGGTTTCGCCCCACTGCTCGGGTTCGTTGGCGTTTGACCAACGGACCCTTGTCTTATGCGCCGTAGCCGACTCATACGTGTTGGCAGCCCAGGCGAAGTTGTTCCAAAAGGCCACGTACTGGGCTTGAGGGAAGTTGCCTGTGGTCCCGTCGAAAGTAGTTCCGAGATCCACTGCTGACGATGTTGCCCCATCCCACTTGAACGAAGGTTTGTCGTATGACACACCGTAGGCGTTGTTGTTCATCGTCATGCCGTACACGCGGGACCCAGCGGTACGCGCCGTGATCCCTGTCAGGTCGGTGAAATTCCCAGATGCCGACGCTGCCACCTTGGTCCCATAGTTGACCATCAGGGCGTTGTTGCCCGCGTCGTCGTGGTAGCCCCAGATGCCTTTCACGTCGGCTGAAAGCGCAGTTGAGTTTCTGCGGTACACGCCGTCACGCATACGCACACCGCCACGGGGGTCTACGACCACGTTCAACAGGTCGGGCGACTCGTTGGGCGCCAGGTTGAACTGGTCGGACCTGAAGTTCAAACCCCCAGAAAACGATTCAAGCGCAGTGAGTTTATAACTGCTAGTTCGGGCACCAGCGCCCCGCGCCATCCGTTACTCCCAGAAGTAACGGAGACGGTTCGGTAAAATTGCTTGCGACCGCCAACGTGAGGCTGAATGCCCGTTTAGGACCAAGGGCTGCGGGGCGGGGCAGTCGTCGTAGCGTGCCTTCAGATTGTCGAACTCTTGTTCAAACAAACCAAAGTACTGGATAGCCATGCCAGGGTCTTCTTGCTGCTCGTAGGCTCGAGCTATCCCGTAGGTCGCTATGAGAACGTGGAACGGGCTGGGAAGGTCGGATGGTTCTGTCCCGTCTGACGAACCCGCCCCGAAAGCGGTCGGGTTCTTGTAGCCGCGCACGTACACGGTTTCCCCCGATCCTGGCGTCGGGTACAGGCGAACAGAGTCCGCCCAGAAAGACCACCACCACGAATCACCCGAGGAGTTCGAGTCAAGCGGATAAACAACGTCGCCTGCGTCGCGCCCCACGAACGTGATTACATGATTGTCGGTGCGTAGTGCCGCTATTTCACGCAAACCCGTTGCGACCGATGCGCCAACGGTTGCCAACGTATAGTCTTTGGTGTCGGCAACGGTGGTGAACGTCGTCGCCACCTCATAGAACGGCCAACGCTTCTCCGAATAAACGATCTTGTCGTACCCTTCGCCAAAGAAACGGTTCAGGGTGTCGTCCGTAATGTCGGACGAATCAATGTCCACCACCGACCGAACATACGACCTCATGGTCGAAATGTCCACGGCTACTCCCTATGGAAAACGCACAGATCTCCGTCCCCGACGGGACGCCCCTTGCAGGGCGCCCCGTCGCGGGTCAGAGAACTGCATCTGACCGATTCTGGAACAACGGGTTCGCTGCTTGTCGGATTGACCTGCTGGACGTTGCGGGAAGACCCCACGGTTTGGGGCCGTGGTGTCGAATCCCGAAAGTTGTCGCCAGCGGGCTGCCCGTATGGGCGTGAGCCAACCTTGTAAGCGCGTGCGAATCCTCGTCCCATCAGGATCAGGTGGCTCCGAACAGGTAACCCTGTCGTGCACGGTTGCTGCATGTGAGCTGTCCGTAGCAGAGCAACTGTGAGAACACAGCGTCCTGGTTGGTTGGACGCACGAACGGTGTCGGCTTGAACCAGACATCGCTGTGAGCAACCAGTTGCAGGTACTTGGTGTTCAGGAACATCATCTCGCCACTGGTGCAAGCCCCGTCGAATGTGACGGGTGCGCCCTTGAACAGCAGGTTCTGGAACCCGCCGTCGGCCACATCGGTATCCGTGTACCGAATCTGATCATCCAGAAGGTCCTCGTACTTCTCGTACAAAGCCTGCGTGGTGATGATGATGGTCGGCTGATCGTTGCCGACCGAAACGTCGTTGTACAGGGTCGCCATGCCAGCGGTGGTAAGAGCACCACCTTGGTTTGTCTCAGTTGACGCCCAGA